ATTAATGAAACACGCACAAGAAGCGTTCATTGGCATAATGACAGAATTTAAAAGATTAAACAACATGCCTGCCAGTGTCACATTTGAAACTAACGGCACACAAGAACTTACACAGGAGTTCAAAGACTTTTGGCACGTTGATAATGAGATTACTAAGGATGTTGAATTATTCTTTAGTGTGTCTCCTAAACTATGGAGTGTGGCAGGTGAGAAAGCAAAGAAGGCAATCAAGCCTGAAGTGGTAACAGGATACAGAAGTTTAAGTGACAGAGGACAACTAAAATTTGTTGTAGGTTCCGAACAACAACAGTGGGATGAGATGGAAGATGCTATCTCACAATTCAAGGCACAGGGAGTTGATTATCCTGTATGGGTAATGCCCGTTGGTGCTAGAGAAGAAGAACAAACAGCAACGGCCGGAGCAGTTGCTAAGATGGCATTTGAAAGAGGATACAATGTGGCTGCTAGAGTTCACGTTTATCTTTTTGGTAATGCTATCGGAACATAAGGACTAATTATGGACTTTATTAAAAAACTGTTTAGTAAAAAGAAGCCGGATACATCTAAGCCTGGACTGAGTGAAAAGGAAAAGGCTACGATGAAAAAGGAACCTTGGGTAGGTGTATTGAACACACATGTTAACAAGGAAAATGTCCGAAATGGCTTTTTTGAACTTGACTGGAATGAGTATTTCATTATACAATTAAAACAACAAGGATATGGAGTTGAAGGCGACAAGGATGAAGATATCATCGATCGTTGGTTTAGAGAACTCTGTGCAAATGTAGTAGTCGATGGCGACTACGGAGGACCGTTGGACACTGGGTCTATAGATATCAGTGCCGTTAAAAGAGAAAATGAGTAAAATGTGCCACATAATAGTTGATACAGCGAACACGTTCTTTCGTGCGAGACATGTAATAAATGGAGATGCAGATATTAAGTTGGGTATGGCTTTCCATATTACACTTAACAGCATTAAGAAGGCATGGCAGGATTTTAATGGAACACACGTTATTTTCTGTCTAGAAGGACGCAGTTGGCGTAAGGATTATTATGAACCCTATAAGCGTAATAGACAAGAAGCACGTGATGCACTTACTGAAAAACAACAGGAAGAAGAAACAGTCTTTTGGGAAGCATTTGATACCTTTAAAGAATTTGTTACAGATAAAACAAATTGCACGGTGCTACAGCATCCGCAACTAGAAGCAGATGATTTAATTGCTGGATGGATCCAGAATCATCCTGAAGCAGAACACGTTATTATTAGCACTGATACAGATTTCCAGCAACTGATTGCACCTAATGTTAAATTATATAACGGTGTGCAAGAAGTAACTACAACACACGAAGGTTTCTTTGATAAAAAGGGACAACCAGTAATCGATAAGAAAACAAAAGAGCCAAAGCCTGCTCCAGATCCAGAATGGTTACTATTTGAAAAGTGTATGCGTGGTGACACGAGCGATAACGTTTTTAGTGCATATCCAGGTGTGCGTAAGAAAGGCACAAAGAATAAAGTGGGTTTGATGGAAGCGTTTGCGGATAGACAAACAAAAGGATTTAGTTGGAACAATCTTATGCTACAGCGTTGGGTTGATCATAATGGCGTAGAGCATAGAGTATTGGAAGATTATGAACGCAACAAGAAGTTGATTGATCTTGAAGCACAGCCAGATGATATAAAAGAAATTATTAACGAAACGATAAAAACTGCAACTACTGCCAACAAGAATATTAGCCAGGTTGGTATTAGATTAATGAAGTTCTGCCATTTGTATGATCTAAAAAAGATTTCGGATCAGGCACAGGCATATGCAGAACCACTAAATGCGAGGTATGACGATGCAGTTGAAAACTTGTCTGTATGATGAAACTTGTCCTAATAAGTCAGACGAATGTTGGGAGGATAAAATGACACTAATTCAAGCAAAACCCGTTATTGATAATAAATTTTGGATTGTTGAAGATAATGGTGTCCGTATTGCTACCCTAAGAAAGAATGAAGAAAATAAATTTATTCTTAGTAATAAGGATGGTGTTAAAGTTTTTAACAACAAGAAAAGCGTTACGGAACAATTTGGTAATGATTTTTTTGTAGCAAAAATTATCAAGGAAGCAGATGATTCTAATCCTAGAGAAGTCCATGGATTTACTACAAGCACCAACCCACATAATGCAATGTATGATATACAGAAAAAACTTCCTCTGTTTACAAAGAGCAAGGATTCAAAGAGTTTATACTGTGCTGGTTATTATGTAATTAAATTTGATAAGGGTTGGGTAAAGAGTTTTTGTCCCAAGTTAATTACTCTACAACGCTATGATTATAAGGGACCTTTTAAAACTGATCTAGAAATGAAACAGGTATTGTCAAGTGTCAACAAATAGCATACCATCAAGACTTGCAACGGTTGAAAAACTAATACAACGAATAGCAGTTGCTGAAAAATCGCAACAACGAGAAATTAGAATCACCATTGACGAAGCAAGGAATCTTACTCAAGAACTATCCATGCTAACCGCTAATCTAGGGTCTACTATAGGCGAAATACATTCGTTATTAAAGGAAATAAACAAGGCTGCCAACGAAGTTGATGTAAAATTTGACGGCGGTTCCTTCTAAAAAAGGATAAATATATACGTAGTTAACTAGGAATTACGTATATATGAGTAGACCAAAACCAACAATAATTCTCGAACATACAAACCGAGAAACGTATAAAGTAGAACAGATTTTAGAGAGCGAAGCCATCTGGGCAGTGTTCTACCAAGATAAGCCTTTCAACCTAAAAAGTGGTAGTGCAGTTTCAAGTTATCCTGGTCCAAAATACAAAAAGGTCTCATTTTCAAATCCAGGACATGCTAGAAACTTGGCAAGAAAACTAAACAAACTCTTTAACACTAATGATTTTTCAGTTTATAGACTCACAAGCGGGGACAAAGAATAGTGGAATGGATGTTAAAGATACCTACACAAAACTCTTTATAAAAGCCGCTGATCCATCTGGGCAAATCACCGACGATCTAATAAAAGAAAAGAGATTAGAATGGTGGTGGAATGTTAGGTCAAAAGACGATGGTGGGTTAAGGTTAACTGATCAAGCGATTAACTTTATACAATCGGAAGCAAAAATAAAGATATACAAAATAGATTTTCCAAAAGACTTTTCCATTACTCCGCAGGTTCTTTTATGGCTTGACAAATTTATAGAATCACCGTATTATATAACTAAGAGATCAATTACAGTATTAAAGGAAAAATCAGCGTTTGAATTATACCTATTCAGCGGAGATGTCCAAAAATTAGGTTATAATAAGGCTCTATCCAAGAGATTAAGCCAAGAATCAACTAGCGAATTATAATAGCATATAAATATTTTGCAATGATAGAATTAAACCCATTGGAAATTTTAAGAGAAAGAGAGGTTAAAACACTACCTCCACACTTCTCCAAGATAAAAATTTCTAACAATCAAAAATATGATAAGAATATTTTGGGTTGGATTCGCAACAAACTATCTGGAAGATATTGCGTTGTTTCTTATCCTGCAATTGATTCGGATGATAAATTTAAGGCTTCAACATATATTGGGTTCGAAGAACAAAAAGAACTTACATATTTCATGTTAGCATGCCAATACTTAAGGAGAAACTAAACCATGGCGGAAGAAGTAAAAAACGAAAACGTGGAAACAAAAGCAGAAGGTGCACCAGCAGATGCAACACCGGCTGCAAAAGATATTCCACCACAAACTGCTACAACAGACAGTGAACTACCTAAAACACCAGATCTTAATGTAAATGATCTAAACTCTGTTCGTAGTATTATTGATATTGCTACCACTAGAGGTGCATTTAAGGCTAACGAACTAGAAGCAGTGGGCAAAACTTATAATAAACTCACAGCATTTTTAGATCACGTAACTAAACAACAAGAACCAAAAGGTGAAAACAATGGCTAAAGAAACTAAACACGTAGGAAAGTTGGCTAACACAGGAGACAAAGTTGC